TGAAAACGCCCAAGCTGAACAGATGGATGACATGGCATTTGATCTTGCCAGTGAAAGCAAAGAAACTGTTAAAGAATACAGAATGGGCTACAATGATGCCGACAAATTGGGCAGCGCCGCCGCAAGTAAAATTGATAATGTTCTTCGTAGAAAAATTTACGACATGGGCAAAGACATCAGAGACATCGAGCCTGGCACATTAGATCAGATGAGATATCAGGTCGCAAAAGAACTAGGACTTGTTGAATCTATAGAAATTGAAGAATATAGCGATGCAGATCGTAAGGCAATGAACACCCTTGTAAAAAATGTTACTAGTGTACCTAAGCCAAAGACAAAGCCCCCAGTGCCTACAAAGAAAGACCCAGGTATGGAACGTGATCGTACAAAAGGTTTAGATGCAGAGTTTAGCAAGCGTGTAGCAGATCAAAACAAAAAGAATATGAAAGCTGAAAGTAAATTTAGCGATTGGAGTAGATCATGAGTGACTTTACCGATCTAGTTAAAAAACTAAATGCAATCTCAAATAACGAGGAAACAGTAAGTGCAACAGGCGATACTGTTTACAAGCCAGTTGAGGAAGCAGTCTCTGGAACACGCGAAACAGTAAACATTCTAAAGGTGTTTAATGAACTTGAAGAAGCAGCAAAGCCAGACTATATTGATTTAGATGGCGATGGCGATAAAGAAGAATCCATGAAGAAGGCTGCCGCTGACAAGAAAGCCAAGAAGGAATCTGTAGCTGAAGACAAAGCTAACGAAGATGTGCTAGGTGATATTGCTAGTCGATATCGTGACTTTATGAAGAGTGAAGTAGCACAGGGTAATGATCTAACCACAGTTGATAGCGCAGTTAAAGAAGCCACAAGTTCTGCAACAGCAATCGATGATAGTTTTCAAAAGATGTTTAATATGATGGGCCGTCTTATGAAAGTTACAGCAGAAGGTGCAGTGCTTAGTAAAATGGTAGAACGTGAAGGCGGTGATGCTGCATGGATTGCAGATGCACATCAAAAACTAATTGAAGCTATGGAAGCTCTAGAAGAAGCACATATGTATAGCAACCCACCAAAGGAAGACTAATGGATTTTCGTAAACTACTAGATCAACTTGATGAATATGTAGATCAAGTTAAGGGCAAGGAAAAAGCTCGTAAAACAGGCGGCAACCCTCACCCATTTCAAGATCGTTTAGTAGGAGAGGATGACGATCCTAATAACGATCCAGATACAGGTGAACTTATGGTAGGCGACTACCAAACACGTCACTTTGATATGTGCCCAGGCGCAACAGCATTATATAAAAAGATTGATCATGATGAGCTTGCTGTTCGTACAGCTAAGTTACAGGATGTTCTATTCTACATGGAAAAGGATCCAGATCGTAAGCACGTACCAGAAGATGCTGTAATGGCACAGGTAGTTGCTGATCAGATCATGATGATGGCTGAAATGATGGGCATGGAAGATGAACATGACTACATTCAAGGTCATGTTGATGTAATTAAAGATAAAGTTGAAGAGGAGTAATCCTCATGCGATCTTCAGAATTCACAGCAAAAGCAATCACTGAAGCTGAATTTGATGAAGCGGCAGGTGAGAAAGATGCCTGCTATCACAAAGTTAAATCACGTTACAAAGTATGGCCAAGTGCTTACGCTAGTGGTGCTCTTGTAAAGTGCCGTAAAGTTGGTGCTAAGAACTGGGGTAATAAGAGTAAGAAGTAATGTTAGTCGAGGAGATTGTACAAGACGATTTACGCAAATGGTTCAAAGAGAAATGGGTACGCTTTGGGCCTGACGGTAAGATACGCGGAGATTGTGCTAGAGATGATGACAGTGAAGGCAAGCCCAAATGTTTACCTCAGAAGAAAGCACATGCACTAGGCAAAAAGAAACGTGCTACCGCAGCGAGTAGAAAGCGCAGAGAAGATCCTAAAAAGAACAGACGCGGTAAAGCTAGGAATGTAAGAACAAAATGAAAGCAAGTGATCTAAAAAGAAATCCAGTTGAAGAAGCAATTCGAGAACATATTGCTCGTGGCGTTCCTTTTAGTGAATGCATGTTCCGTCCTGGTAGTGCAGCATTTACAGAGTTTTATACTCGTGTGCGTGAGATGCGTGAAAGCCTGGACCTAGACTGGCAGGATGCTGAACTACTTGATACAGATATTGGCGAATGCATTATGGTAGAGGGCGAGCGTGTTCCTCTTGATGTTCCTATCGAAGAAGTTGAACTTGATGAAATGGCCAAAAAAGTTCTAGGAGAACCTGGTGCTTACACAATGAAGCAGGGTAAAACAGAATATAAATTAACACCACGATTAAATCGCAATGATCGACCATCTGGTGAATGGCAAATTTATGTAAAGGACAGAGGCAATTGGGAATGGGATAGGACAGTTGGTAGTAAAAGAGATGCTATTAATTGGATTAAAACCCAAAAAGAAGAAGTTGAGCTTGATGAAGTAACAGTTGCTAACGCTGCTAAAGCCTTTGATATCAAAAAGCAGGCAGTTGCTCTTAAAGCAAAAATTGCTAAGTTGAAAAATACTCCTGGTGATGCTGCCCATATGAAAATGATCGATGCAAAGAGATCATTTGACAAAAAGATCGCGGCACTTCAAGCATTAGATGTTGACGCTTATGAGATTAAGAAATTAAAAGAATCATCACTTGATGAAAATCTCAATCAAATAAAAAAACATATTGATGATCTTGAGTTTGAGCGCAAGCGTATGACACCCAGCGGTCAAGAATCTTTAGATAAACTCATTAAGGCAAAAAGTATAAAAGATGCCAGAAAAGCATTTGATGACATGTATGGATACGAATATGACAGAGTTACATCAAGTGGTCAAGAGAGTATGGTTAAGATTGGTAAAATGTTGGGTATGAAGACGGAAGAAGTTGACCTTGATGAAGGTAAGATGAAAAATACGACGATGCAAGCAAACAAACCAAGGTTTGAAAGAAAAGGCCAAGAACTTGAAGCATATGCTAATAAGTTTGGTGGTGTAGACAAAAAAGATATGATGAAGGTCGCCGCAATGTTGAAAAGGGGCGACAAGTCTGGTGCAATGAAATATGCAATGGGATTAGACACAGACCCAAAAGAATATATCTTAAATTTAATCGGTGAAGAAGTTGAGCTTGATGAAGCAGAGTACCAGGGACGCAAAGTTAAACTAAACTCACCTAAACGTGGCGGTCCTAAGAAGTTCTATGTATATGTAAAGAATCCAAAGACTGGTCGTGTTAAGAAAATCAGTTGGGGCGATACATCAGGACTAAGCGTAAAAGCCAAAGACAGAGGCGCAGTGCGTTCATTTGTAGCACGTCACAAGTGTAAGCAAAAGAACGACAAGATGAAAGCAGGTTACTGGGCATGCCGCACACCACGTTATAAAGCACTTGGTGTCAAAGGCGGAGCATGGTGGTAAACCCATGGTGGGCAGAAGCTGGACGCCTACACCCATATAGTGAATTACGCAATCAAAAAAGTATAATAAGAACATTTTCATTAGAAGTTGATAGCGAAGAGCTTGTTTGGCACAGAGATCGTAATGATCGCCATGTAACTATAGTTGAAGGCGAAGGTTGGCGCTTGCAGATGGATAACCAACTACCTATTACTTTAAAACCTGGTGATAGTATCAATATAACAAAAAACACCTATCATCGTATTCTCAAAGGCACTACAGACCTTGTTGTAGAGATTGTAGAGCGTTAGATAAATACATTGTTATGACAGCACAAGATATTAGAAATACAATTACTATGCTTGAACGCACAGGCATGGAGTTTGTCGCTGGTAGAGACTTTAGATTAGTAACTAAAGTTGAAAAGAACGGCGAAGTCTATGCTCTTGGTATGACAGAACATGACTATGATGACAATCGTAAAGTAGATTACGATGTTTTTAAGTTTGAACGTTCAGGTGGATTTGAGTACAATGATAGATTCTATCCACAAGATTTTTACTCAGAAGTAGAAAGTCTAAAATTAAGTCCATATGTAAAACCACAGGAAGCATTACAAGCATTTAATTCCTGGATCGAAAAACACTAATCCTAGGAGGGTAACTATGCTAGATAAAAATGCACCCTTACTCAAGTGGTGGATACAATTCACAGCATCAGCATTTGGTGCCGCAATTGCATGGCAGTTGGGCTGGTGGGATGCGCTGTGGCATGCAGACGTCACTAAGATTAGTATGGCAATACTTGCTATTTTTGTATTTGCAACTCTACTTACAGGATATATTAGTAAAAACGATAGTGAACGTAATCGTCACTATGGAAACTACGTATGGTTTGCTAGCGAAGCAATGATTACACTAGGTATGATTGGCACGGTTGCAGGCTTCTTGCTTATGCTTAACAGTGCTTTTAGTGACCTTGATGTTAAAGATGTAGCAAACGTACAAGAAGCCATTGCAGATATGGCAGTGGGTATGAGCACTGCTCTCAGCACAACTCTTATTGGTTTGATTTGTAGTGTACTCACAAAACTACAAATGGTTATTCTAGAGAATAGTTGGGACAATGGCGAACAAGGTAAGATATAAAACAGGCTTTGGCTTTATTGATCTATTGTTTAATCTGCTTGTAGGTTTTACATTCATGTTCATACTAGCATTTATCCTTATCAATCCTGTTGCAAAAAAAGCAAACATTGATCCTAAAGCAGAGTATTTGATTGTTATGACCTGGGACAATCAAAGCAAGTTCGATATCGACTTATGGGTCCAGGATAACACCAACAACATTGTTAGTTTTAAACTAAAAGACAAAGCACTTATCACATTGGATAGAGATGATATGGGTCAAAATAATGACACATATCAGGATACAGAAGGCAAACTACAGACACGTTATCTTAACAGAGAAGTAGTTGCTATACGTAGCGACGACAAAAGGACTTATTTTGTTAGTGTACACTGGTTTAGCAAAGGAACAACCGACCGAGTAACTCCCGTTGATGTTACAGTAGAAGTTATACGTGTAAATCCTTTTAGTACCTTAAAGACACGACAGGTTAGATTAGATCAACTCGGTGACGAGCGTGGTGTATTTAAAATAGAAGTAGAAGACAGTAAACGAGCAAATGTTACTGACAGCGATGTGCAAATCATATACAATACAAATAACCTAAGGAAATCTTGGAAATGATCGATTTTAATTTAAGCACTACTCAGCTAGCTATGATTTGGGCGTTTGCAGGGTTAATATGTATTATTCCTTTATTTAGAGTATGTAAACTACAAAAGTTTGTTGTAGTACCTATTGTTTTCCTTGCAATCTATCTAAGTTTCGTAACTAATCTAGACTTTATAGGCAAGCCTTATTATAAAACTCCGGACAAGTTTTTGTACAAACATCATACTGTAGAAACTATAGACAGCACCAAGTGGATAACACTATGGGCTATGGTAGACAAAAGGGATAGTTTATATAGATTCCAATGGAATAAAAAAGATGAAGAACAACTAAAACGTGCCCAAAAGCGATCAAAACAAGGTACGCCACAAGTAGGCGAGTTTAAGAAAAAAGGAAAAGGCAAAAAGTTCCAACCCGGAGGAGAACTAGAAATCTATGATTTTCCTTATCAAGAGCAGATTCCCAAGTTGACACAATAGACAATCTAGCGTATAATTACACTATTATAAGGAGATATCAATGAGTGACGGTGATAGAGTTTTTAGTTCAGAAGAAAAAGCTAAACTAACACAACTAATTAACGAAGGTCTTACTGTGCTACAGGAAGTAGATGACCTAAACGAAGGTCTAAACGACACAGTAAAGGCTATTGCAGAAGAAATGCAGATCAAGCCAGCAGTACTAAAGAAGGCAGTGAAGACTGCTTATAAGGCAGACTTTGCCAAGCACAGCGAAGATCTTGCAGCATTGGAAAACATTCTAGCCACAGTTGGCAAACTACAGTGACAGAACGCAAACCCCATCAATGGCTTGCCTGGTTAGGCACAGCCCTTATTATACTAGGTGCAACACTAGCAGCGTTTAACGTTTATCCTGCGTATGTGGTTGTATTCATCTTTGGTAATGCTGTTTGGGCAATTGCTGGATGGTTGTGGAAAGAGCAATCTTTGGTTGTCCTCAACGTGGTAATTACGTTAATATATGTAATAGGATTGTTTTTCAAGTAATGTATGTAGACGCATATTTTGATAGAGACCACGACAGAATCAACGTTGTAGAACGTGTTGATGGCAGGAGAGAGTACAGAGAGTTTCCTGTCAACTATGTGTTTTACTATACAGATCCACGTGGTAAGTTTCGTACTATCTACGGCAATCCTGTTAGTAGATTCAGTACTCGCAATGGTAAAGAGTTCCACAAAGAACTAAAGATGCACGGCAAGCACGGTTTATGGGAGAGTGATATCAATCCCGTATTCCGCTGTCTAGCAGACAACTACTTGGGTATAGATGCTCCTAAGTTACAGACCTGCTTCTTTGATATTGAAGTTGACTTTGATCCTGTGCGTGGATACTCTACACCCGATGATCCGTTCAATACAATCACAGCAATTACAGTATACTTGGATTGGCTTGGGCAGCTGATTACACTGGCAATTCCTCCCAAAAGTATGAGTATGGAAACTGCCAAAGAAACTGTAGCAGACTTTGGTAACACGTTCTTATTTGAGCGTGAAGAGGATCTACTAGTAGCGTTCTTAGACTTGATTGAAGATGCAGACATCCTCAGCGGCTGGAACTCAGAAGGTTATGATATTCCTTACACAGTACAGCGTATTACAAGAGTACTCAGCAAAGATGATACACGTAAATTTTGCTTGTGGGGACAGTTGCCTAAGAAGCGTACCTTTGAACGTTTTGGTGCAGAGAACATTACGTTTGATTTGATTGGTAGGCAGCACTTGGACTACATGCAGTTGTATCGCAAGTACACCTATCACGAAATGCACAGTTACAGTTTGGACGCAATTGGCGAGTACGAACTTAATGAACGTAAAGTTGCATATGAAGGAACACTAGATCAACTGTACAATAAAGATTTTTACACATTTATCGATTACAACAGGCAGGACACACTACTGCTACACAAGTTAGATGATAAGCTAAAGTTTATTGATCTTAGTAACGAACTTGCACACGCAAACACAGTGCTCCTGCCTACTACAATGGGTGCGGTTGCTGTGACAGAACAAGCAATTATAAATCACGCACATGAAGAGGGACTCATTGTTCCCAATCGTAGAGACAGGTCTGGTGAACCTACAACAGCAGCAGGTGCATACGTTGCTTATCCAAAGAAGGGTTTGCATGATTGGATTGGATCTATTGACTTGAACAGTCTGTATCCTAGTGTTATTCGTGCACTTAATATGGCTCCAGAAACTATTGTAGGACAGTTACGCCCTGTACTAACTGACCATGCTGTTAAAACTAAAATGGCAGATAAAAAGTCATTTGCAGATGCATGGGAAGGCGAGTTTGGTTCAAAAGAATACCAAGCAGTGATGAACATGGAAAAAGGTACAGAGATTACTATTGACTGGGAGACAGGTGATAGTGATACTCTAAGTGCAGCAGATGTATGGCGACTGATCTTTGACAGCAACAACCCATGGATTCTAAGTGCTAATGGTACTATTTTAACCTATGAAAAGAAGGGCGTTGTTCCTGGACTACTAGAACGTTGGTATGCAGAGCGTAAAGAGCTACAGGCTAAGATGCGTGAATCAGAAGGTGAAGAACGTGCGTTCTGGGACAAGCGACAGTTGGTTAAGAAGATTAACCTTAACAGTTTGTATGGTGCTATTCTCAATCCAGGTTGTAGATTCTTTGACCATCGTATTGGACAGTCCACTACACTAACAGGTAGATGCATTGCCAAACACATGAGCGCAAAGACAAATGAACTGTTAACAGAGAAGTACGATCACGTAGGTGACTGTATTATCTATGGTGATACAGACAGTGTGTACTTTACAGCCTGGCCTGTGGTACGTGAACAAGTTGAACAAGGACGTATGGCTTGGGGCAAAGATGAATGTATTGCGCTGTACGATCAGATTGGTGAAGCAGTCAACGAAACATTTGC